AAACAATGGTACGCTTCCTTAGCTGCATCAAAACCCGCTAGACCAGGAGGAGTACAATGAGTAAGTTAGAAGAATTTCTAGAAAGTGCTGTTGGTAATCTCAGTCCTCAAGTCCAGGAAGCCGTAAAGGATACTGTTAATGAAAATAACTTATCGTTAACATTTCCAAAAAGTGCTACTAATGTAAAAGTCAAATCAACAACTGCAAATGATAATGCCGAATATCAGGTAGGAATAGCCGTTGCGCAATTAGAAACCGGATTTAAGAATATGGTAAAAGAGGTCGGAGCATCTCAGGCTGATCTAACCTCCATAACCGGTGATTCAAGATTATCTGCGGATGCTTCATTAGATGTTGTAGTTCTAGCGCCGTTTGCAGAGACCGTAGCCAGTGCTATCGATGATTTTAGCGAAGAGACTGTTAAATCTATCGAATCTGCTTTGAAAAAGGATATGGATCTAGATAAGATCGGTAAAGAACTGGATGCTGCATTCAAGGCTTCTAATCTAGATAATGTACTAGGCGAAACTCTAGGATCTCCTCAGAGTACCCTAAGCAGTTTAAAATCCGTGGTAAGTGACGTCCAAGGTATAGCTGATAAAATCATAGGATCCGTATCTAACGGCTTCGGATCTTTTATAGAAAACACCATCGAGCAAACACTTGGCCCAGCTAGGAATATATTAAATACTGTGACCGGCAAAGGCGACGTAAAGATTGTTCTTAGCAAAAAAGAAACCACTGCTATTATTGAACTTCTCCAAAGTGGTAAAACACTCGAGGCGGCAAAAATATTACAAGCATCCTCTGAGCTAACACTCCAACAAGCAATTGACGTTGTAAAGTCTATTGATAACAGTTATACTAAACAGGTAAAGAGTAAGGACGCAGCCTCTGGAATAGATGTTGGCGTATCCTTTATCGATCTAACAAGCTCTCAGTGGAGAGAGACAGCCACAGATCTAAATGATCCGAGGAACTTTGCACCAGTAATAGGAAGAGAAGTCTATGCGGAGTTATCCAACCTGGAAAGACAATTCACCCAGGTAATATTCGTGTCGACCGAACCTGGTAAAACTATGAAGGATCTACACGAGGAATTTGTTGAAACCCAATCCATTGGTGTTCCATACCATTTCTTAGTATCGAATCAGGGATTAGTTTTCAGAGGAAGACCACTAGAGAAAGAATCCCCCAAATATCAAGGTGTGGTAAATAATCATAATCAAAAATCTATTATTGTAGCGATTGAGGGTATCGAATTAGACCAACCGTCAGTTCCCGCCCAGAATAAAGTATTGATTAACCTTTATAAGGATATCTTGGATGCTGCACCAGGTGTAGAGCTTTTCAGCGATGCGCAAGCTGGATGGAAGCTTCCTTCTAAGGATTGGAGAGATGCTAGACCATACTCAGATCCTACCAAATGGCTGAAGAGCTGGTATAAAAGAGTACCTAATACAAAATTCGATCCACTGAAAGGTGAACCGCTTTCATTAGATTATATTAAAGAGTCGTACGGGAGTTAACTATGGTAAAGAGTAATCTACCACAGGATGATACAGGACAACATCCACGTCCTGACTATATGTACAGAAGTAGCTTAAACCAAAGCTATACTGGTGAAAAGCGAAACTCTCTGGTGTTTCCTACATTTGATGAGGATGTAGATTTAAGCGCAACAGAAGGTGTAACACCCGAGTATGGTTTGAATAGGATCACAGAAACATTAACTGGTCATACCTTTGAAATGGATGACACACCTGGTAATGAAAGAATCCTGATCAAACATAACAGTGGTGCAGGTATAGAATTATGTACAGATGGTAGCATATGTATCTCAGCACTGAATAATAGGATTGAGTGCACAGGTGGTGACCAAACTGTTATCATTATCGGTAACGGCAACATCCACTATAAAGGTAATCTAGATTTTAAAGTTGATGGAGAGTTTAACATTGACTGTTTAGATTTCAATTTAAATGTAAAGAACGATAAGAATGAAACTGTAGGTGGTGACGAGGTAAAAGCTAACTATGGCGGTATTACCCAGACAGTGAAAGGATCAGTTTCTAGCTTTGTTACCGAAAACGTTGCAACAACCGTACTAGGTTCTAGTTACAATTCTGTTAAAAAGGATTATACTATAAACACCGAGGGCGATGTGAATATGCCAACAAAGGGTAACTTCTTTGCTACATCCGCAGACATTATGAATCTTGCATCTGATAACTTAACACTATCCGCTAATAATATGACTGTACAAGGCGGTGCTGGAACTATTGGCGGAACAGGTATGTTGATTAGTGCAAAGGGGGCGGTGTTTGAAGAAGGTGTTACTGCTCCTACATTTCATGGCGATTTAACCGGTAGAGCAGATGAAGCAATTTCAGCGGACGCCGCAAACTATGCCACCACCGCAGGGGCTGCACCCCTTGGCGCGGCGGTTCCTGCCGAGGGTTGGACAAATACAAATACAGCTACCCCTACAATCAAAAAGCCAACCGCAGCTACAACCGAAACATTCTTAACCAAATCTGCAGGCGGTATAAAAGCAGTGACAATTGACCATAAAGACGGTATTAAAAACTACATCGATAGAACCGCAGACTATGATGGGATATTCTAATGGCAGATCGTTTTACCGTAACACCCGAATTAGCTAGATCCAAACTAAGGGACGATGCGAATAAGAATAACGAAAAGTTTGTGACTACCCTATTGAAAGAGGGTGTGATTGGTCCTAATTATAATGACGCAAAACCTAAGTCCCCAACAGGTAGATCATTCAATAAGAAACCTGATCCTATCTTTTCTGCTAGAAGAATAACCTCTGCCGATGTAAAGAAGACGTCAATCTTGTTGAAAAAGAATCCCGAACACAGAATATTTGTAGGATTGGATTCGCCTTGGGGAGATGTTAATCGGATTAAGATATCCCACAAGTTTAATGGAACACCGATATCAGCATTCTTTGCGCCAACAGGATCTAGAAAATTCAAGACATTAACTAAGGAAGAGCGTGAGGTAATATTCCCGAATCTATACGTTCATTCAATGTTAATATCTAGAGTAAATGCGATAGACCTTATACCAGACGTAAGTATTATAGTATCCGAGGGTATATATTCTCCTGGTCCTAATGAAAAGGTTACTCCTAAGAGCGTTAACGATTACAAGAAGACTGGTAAAAGCATAGTCTATAAGGTTGTGAATGCATATGGTAAGGTCGATAATGCTAAGACATATGACCTTGCTCTTAAGATTAAGGATAGCTTCTACTTTGAGGAATTAACTGTAGCTTATGATACCATGGCACCAGATGGGTCCTTAACCAGTAGATTAATAGTAACACTTCCAGAGATAGATAAAAACTATTTTGCTATATTCAATCGGAAGCTGTCCACAACCTTTAACAACTTTAATTTCTCCCAAAATGAGATTGTTGAATTAAGTACTCCTGCCAAGGGTGCATAAATAGATAGAAAACGAGTATAAAAATGGCAGTAACAAAAGTCTTATCTAAGCAGGACGGGAATCTGAATACTAGTACTCTTGTGACTAGTAGAAACAAGATATTCCGGGATATTGATATTTCGTTCACACCTAAACCAAATGGTGAACTTTATGTCAAAAGAGATGCTGCGGCTGTAGATCAGGCTCTTAGGAATCTAATCCTAACTAACCATTTTGAAAAACCGTTCCAACCTTTTTTTGGTGGAGACATTACATCAAAGCTATTTGAGCTCATCGATGACCCGGATATAGAAGAAGAATTGGTTGATGATATTACGCATCAAATCGAGATCTATGAACCGAGAGCAATAGTTAGAAATATAGACGTTAAGGCAGAAGAAGATTATAACAGTTTAAGTGTTACTATAGAATATCAAGTCATAAACTCCCAAGAGACCGTAACGCTTACAACATCAGTATCAAGGCTAAGATAATATGGCAACTACAATTAGATCAACCGCATTAGACTTTAATAACATAAAGAATAATCTGAAGACCTACTTACAGAGTAAGGAAGAGTTTGCCGATTATAACTTCGAAGCTTCTGGGCTATCCAACATCCTAGACGTTCTTGCACATAACACCCATATGAATGGTCTTATTGCTAACTTTGCACTAAATGAATCTTACCTCCCAACTGCACAGCTTAGAAGCTCTATGGTGTCTCTGGCTGAAGGTGTTGGTTATATCCCCGATACGGATACAGCTTCCAGAGCCACTTTAAAGCTTACCGTAACTGTTCCATCAGCTCTGCAACCTAGACAAGCTACAGTCCAACTACCGGCATACACAGGCTTTAACACAACTGTTGATGATATATCCTATACATTCAGAACTATCGAACCATACTATGCAACTGATAACGGCAGCGGATTCTATGAGTTTAAGACAGCAAGTGGATCCACATCTATTCCGATATACGAAGGGACCTTAAGAACAAAGACATTTGTGGTTGGCCAATACGTTGATAACCCAGTGTATATCATTCCTGATTCTACACTTGACGCTGATACGGTTTCAGTAAAAGTTTATGATGCTGCAAGCGGTACGGACTTTGTCGATTATCAAAACATCCTAAACGTTTCAAGTATCTCTTCAGCCTCTACTGTCTATATCTTAAAGGAAGCGCCAAACGGTGACTTTGAACTTTCATTTGGTGACGGTTCAACATTTGGTATTGCTCCTGCGTCCGGTAGTAGGATCGAGGTAGAATATCTATCCACAAAGGGTGATGCAGCAAATGGTGCGGTATCATTTAGTAATATCCAAATTAATCTGAATACAACGGATCAGCCCCAGACAGAAACATTACGACCAATTGTATTACAAACTTCTGCAGGTGGTAAGGCTAAGGAGACCGTTGAATCTATCCGGAAAAATGCTCCATTCCAATATGCAACTCAGAACAGAATGGTTACTGCAGAGGATTATACATCATTGATCCTACGTAACTATTCTACTCTAATCGATGATATTGTATCATGGGGTGGTGAAGATGCTTTGAAACCTGAGTATGGCGCAGTATATACTTCGATTAAATTTAACGAAGACGTATCCGAGGACACTATAACTAATACTGAACAATCTATTCAGGATTTGGCTAACCAGCTTTCCATTGTATCCTTTAATCTAAGGTTTGTTGATCCTATTACCACATATATTGAAACAGATGTTTATTTCCAATTTAATAGAAACCTAACAGACCTAACACCTGCATCTACCCAAGCATCGGTAAGAAACACGGTAGAGTCATACTTCGAATCAACTACAGGTAAATTTAAACAGGCATTTAGACGTTCGCCTATGCTAACTGAAGTGGATGAGATAAGCCCAGCGATTCTATCATCCCGTGCAGATATTCGTATGCAGCAAAGGTTTACTCCTACAGCCCCAACAATCCTTTCTGTTGTAAAATCACTATTGTCTAATCCATCATCTGTTGCAAATGAAACTCTTTCCTTAATAGTGGACTTAGTAGTTGCAGGAAGATATAATGATGCTGTAAACTATATGGCAAACCAGGGTATTACAACTAATACTACAACATATAATCTTGGGAAACTCCAAGATGTTGCGAGTAACGTGTCTCAGCAGCTGCTATTCCCTGTTCCTATTGCTACAACAGACGATGACACATATATTATTACTAGTAACGAATTTGTATACAATGGCGTAAATTGTATTATTAGAAACGAATTAAGTTCGAATAATCTTCAGGTCGTATCGTCAGATGGTACAACTATCGTTAACTCTAGCATTGGTAACTTTAATTCTTCTAATGGTACTGTTACAATTAATTATTTTAACCCATCAGCTATTACTGGTGGTTTGAATTACATTAAAATCTCTGCAGTTCCTGGTAACCAGAGTGCTATCACCCCAACTAGAAACGAAGCGTTAGAGCTTGATCTATCCAGATCCCAATTTACTATTGTTTACACGGATGCGCTTAACTAATGTCAGTACATAAAGATAAGACCTTACAGGATAATAATAGGACGCTGCTGAATCTCCAAAGATCGGAGATAGAAAAAGCCCTGCCGCAGCATATCCGATCAGAGTATCCAAATATAGTTCAACTATTTGATGCATACTATGAGTGGCTAGATTCTGCAGATAACTTTGGTGGCATGATCCACCAGCTCTATAGAAACAGAGATGCTACACAGGTTCCTGATAGGTTACTAGAATTTCTAGAAGATGAATTGCTATTAGGTCAATCATACTTTGGCGGATTCCAAAATAAAAGAGAAGCTGTTAAATTTAGTAACCTACTATATAGATCAAAGGGTACTAAGTATAGCATTCAGCAGTTCTTCCGAGGGTTCTTTGGCATTGACCCAACAATTACATATCCGAAGGAGCAGATCTTTAAGGTTGGCCCAGAGATAGATTATGACCTTGACAGTATTAACTCAGGTGGACAACAAATTAAATCTGAGGCTTCTAGGATCGGTCCTGAATCTAGAAAGTATATTACTGATGATAAGCTATACCAAGTAATGTCCCTTCTGGTTAGATCCAGCATTCCGTTTGAGCAATGGAGAGACGTATATAAATTATTTGTGCACCCTGCAGGGGTTTACATTGCAGGTGAGATCCTACTTGAAATGGTTAACGTTGATCATAATAGTATACCTCACAATCCTTTGCTAGATAACAATGGTGCTATCGATTACATCCAAGATGAAAAAGGCGATGAGCTAGAAACGCTTCTATCTGCTACATTCGAAGGTGATATCGCATTTGAAGCATTTACAGATATAACTCTAATAAATAGAGGAGACGACATTATCGGTATGCAACGTCAGAGAGCCGATCAAACATTTATCGGAGTTCAAAATCTTACTATCGATTCGATTGATGCCGGTTATACTATTGAAGAGGTTCTATCCCCGAACTCAATTACAATGGACGATTCAGACACTGGTACACTTGCTTCTGCGGATGGCGTGGTCTTCTCACAAGACGATTCTGGTGGTATTGGCGTATCAACATTCGACCAACACGTCTACAGTACACTATTTGATTCAGCAAACTCCGCTGATTCTTCGAATTACCCGTTTTAACATATATAAATACTTTTAAGTTAAAAGAGAGCTAGATATGGCAAGAGAAAATATTAACACCGGCACAAGCGCTAACGATGGAACAGGCGATAGCTTACGCCGCGCTGGTACAAAG